CGTGAAGAACCCGCCGCCCCGGGCGGGGGGGGGCTGACTGTCTTTTGGAAAGGAAACAGCAATGGAAAATATCGTGAAGTTCGATAAACCTTATAAGTTCGAGGGCAAGGAGTACGACAGCCTGGATCTGTCCGGCATGGAGAAGATGACCGTACAGGACTTGATCGACATTCAGAAAAACATCGGCAACGAGCTGGCGGCCATGTCCGTGATGGAAATGACCACTTCTTTTGCACAGGAAATGGCCGTTAAGGCCACCGGTAAGCCTGTGGAGTTCTTCAAGCTCATGCCCCGTGGCAAGATCAAGAAAGTGCAGGCAGCGGTCGTCAAGGGTATGGACAACAGCGAGAACGCCGATGAAGTGAAAAAACAGCTGGAATCTCACACCCTGAAGTTTGCAGCGCCCTACACCTACGAGGGCAGCGAAAAGGCTGAGCTGAAGGGTAAGACCTTTGACAGCATCGACCTGTCCGGCGTGGGCGAACTGAACACTATGAGCGAATCCATGGCAGAAAACCGTATGGCTGCGGGCGGATTTGCACCGGTGAATACGCATCGCAACTACCTGTACTGCTGCATCATCGCCAGCATGGGCACCGGCTACCCGGTGGACTTCTTTGCCGGTCTGCCGCTGTGCGAGGCGGTCAAGCTGCGCGATGCCGTAAACTCTGATTTTTTCGAGTAAAAGGCGGGGCAAAAGGACTTCGGAAAGCAGCTATCCAGCTATCCATTGCCACGCATTCCAACATGACGGATCTGCTGCACCTGCCCCGGCGGGAGCTGGTGGATCTGTGTAACGAGGTGGCAGACGTATGGCGGGAAATGGAGCACTAGACCTCAGCATCCGCATCATGGGCAAGGTGGACCCATCCCTTGTAACTGCAATAAAGCAGACGAAGGGGCTGACCGGTGATCTGGCGAGCGCACTGACGGGAACAAAGTCGCTGGGCAGCACGGTAGCAAACACTCTGGGCGTAATCGGAAAGACTGGGCTTGGAATCATGGCGACGCTGACAACTGCGTCCGCTGTCATGATTAAAAAGACAACCTCCATGGCAGAGGAATACCAAGCCCAGGCGGCAGATGCAGTCAAGTATGTTGGCGGCATCATGAACGATGACGGCAGCATTGACCCGGAAAAGCGTGCCACCATGGAGGACGCGATCCTCAAGATGACCACGCAGGTCCCAATCAAACGGGACGAGATGGCGCAGATCGCCGCATCGCTGGGACAGTCCGGTAAGAGCTATGAGCAAATCTTTCTGGATAACCAGCAAACCGGAGAAAAAAGCTACCTGTACGATACGGCCCGGCTAGCTGCCGCGTGGGACATTGATGCAAAGTCTGCGGCCGATTATATGGCAAAGTGGGAAACCGCTTTTGGTAAGACCCACAACCAGATTATCGACATTGCAGATTCCATCAACTATCTGGGCGGCCACATGGCTACCACGGCGGCGGAAATCGCCAGCGTGGTGAATACGTCCGGCGGTGTCGGCCAGACAGCCGGCGTTGACCTGCACACGACCTCTGCGCTGGCAGCCACCATGCTGGCTATGGGCGTTAATGAGGGAAAGGCTGGAACAAGCCTGAACCGTGTGTTTACAAACATCACCCTTGGCAACAGTGCAACGGATGCGCAGGTGGGCGCATGGAACAAACTCGGTTTTGATCCTGTGCAGATTGCAAAGGATATGCAGTCCACCGGGCCGAACGGAGAAGATGGTGCAGCAAGCACTCTGTACAAAGTCTTTGAGGCGATCTCGAAACAGGACAAGTACCAGCAGACTGCGACCATCAAGACACTGTTTGGACAGTGGGCCATTGAGGGCGTTTCAAAAATTGTGGGCAACTTGCCTGCGTTCCAGAATGCCTTGCTTATGGCTGGTGACACCAGTGCATACAGCGGTAGCATGGAGAAAGAATTGCTTGTCCATCTGGACACAAACAAAGCGGTAAGCCAGATGGCAAGTAATGCGACGGACCGCCTGCTCATCAATGCGGGCAATCAGTTCCTTCCGGCAAAGAAAGAACTGACCTCCATGTGGATCGACATAGCAAACGGTATCACCGAGAGCTTGCCGGATCTGTCCAATATCGTCAACGGTGTTCTGCCGATGCTGCATTCCGCACTGCTTGGAATTGGCAATGCGGCACAGGCAGCGTTGCCGTGGATTCAGAAAGGCATCGACTACACCGCAGAACACGGGCCGGAGGTGGCGGGAGCCATTGCGGCCATTGTTGCGGCGTTCGGAGCCATGAGCTTTGCGCCGACGGCTTATAGCACAGGATCCTCGCTGCTGAATACCATTGGGAACATTGCAATCGGCGGAAAACCGAGCGGTGCGCCCGGCGGAACATTCGGCGGCATCACTGTCCGAAACCTGATGGGCGCACTGACACCTACAAGTCTGATCCAAAAGGCGGTGGGTGGTGCGTCATTTGCAAGGTCGAACGCTGGAATGTTCGCTGAAAATGCAAAGTACGGCGTTCAGATGGCTGGTATCGGAGCACAACAGCCCACAACGCGCCTGGGCAAAATCGGGCAAACGCTGGACGGTGCCGGTGTCGGTATCTGGGCAACGCTGAAAAATTTCAAGGGCCTGCGCAGCGGGACCAAGAAAGGAACCACCGGCTTTGTAAATGATGTGCTGGAAGCTAGCACGAACGGTGGCCTGCTGGGCGTGCTGAAAAACTCCGGCTCCGGTAGGTATGTTTCCAATGTCGGGCAATCGCTGGGCGGCCTGAAAAATGCTCTGGTGGGGTTCGGAAGCGGCAATCCGGTTGGACGATTTATCGCCAAGACCGGCGGTGTTGCGGGACAGATTCTTTCCGGCATTGCAGGACCGAACGGTCTTGACCTTGGAGGTATGGCCGGTGGAGTGAAAAATTTCCTCGGTGCAGGAAAGACGGTCATTGGAAATGGGCTGTCCAATGCATGGCAGACCGTCAGCCAGTCCAAAGTGGGTTCTACAGTCCTCGGTGTCGGCAGCAAGGCGGCGGGTGCAGCATCCAAAATCGGCGGCGGCGCTTTGAGCACGGTGAAGGGAGCTTTGAATGTCGGCGGCGCAGGGCTGAACGTACTGGGTACGACGGTAGGCCCAGTGGCCGCAAAACTGGGCAGCGGATTCATGGCACTGCTTGGCACATTCGGCCCCGTTATTACCGGTATCGGTACAATCGTTGCGGCGGTTTCACTGCTGGGAGATCACTTCGAGGACATCCGCAACATCGTCGGAACAGTATTTGGCGAAGGCGGGCTTGCCGTCTTTGACAAATTCACCGGAAAGATAGCGGGTATCGGCGACACCGTGAAGCAGGTGTTCGGGCAACTCACCACCCCGGAGGGCTTGCAGAGCATCCAGGAAAAGCTATCCGGCTTCAGTATCGGAGGGCTAAATCTGGGCGACGTGTTCGGAGCTATGACCCCTGCCATCCAGACGGTTATGCCGTTGATTGAATCGTTCGCCGGTGTGTTCTCTCAGATCGTGGATCTGGGAGTAAACCACATCAAGCCGGTGCTGACTGAGATCTTCGGCTTTATCGTGAATGAAGGCATTCCGGCGGTCATGCCGCTGCTGTCTACGGTGGTAAGCCTGGTAGGCACCACACTGGTCAACGCCATCAAGGTGGCGGTGGATCTGGTGGGTAAGGTGCTTCCTGTGGTAGAGCCTGTGATTCTGGGCATCATCGGCTTCCTGAAGCAGGTTGCGACCATCGGCGTGAAAGCGGTCAACTTCATCATTGGGGCGCTGAACAAAATTCAGCTCACAATACCGGAAACGCTGTTCGGCATTCCGGTTCCGGTGATCGGCGGTAAGTCGTTCGGATTCAACCTGTCACCCGTGTCTGTCCCGGCATTTGCCAACGGCGGCATGACACAGGGACCGTCTATTGCTGGTGAGGCTGGCCCGGAAGCCGTTATCAGCTTCCGGCGCGGCGTTCGTGAAAAGAACATTGATACCTGGCTGACCGCTGGTAAGCTGCTGGGCGTTGGTCTGGGTGATCTGCTGGGGTTGCCCGGCAGAAAGCCGAAGATGTTCGCGGACGGTGGTTTTACAGAAGAAGATTCTAACCTGATCGACTTCAACAGAGCACGTCGCCAGCAGTATTACAACCAGGTGGCTCAAAGTTTTGACACTATGGTTCAGCCTGTTGCAGCGGCATTGGTACTGGGGTCCGACGCTGGTGTGGCGTTCAGCCGTATCACGGAGATCGCAAACTATGCAGTGGATGGGCTGGAAACTCTGGCGGCAATGCCGACACCTACCGTGTCGGATGACCAGGGCAAAGCCCAACAGCTGTTGAACACCGGAATCGGGAAAGTGATTACCGGTGCCCAGTCTGTTCTCGCAAACGAAAATGCTCAGAAAGCAATCCAGTTTATCCGGGGAGCGGATGCGGAAAAGGCAAAGCTGGAATACGCTGCCAACCCGGACAACTACGATCTGAGCAATGTAAACTTCTTCCCGACGGCTGGCAACAGTGAGCTGACAAGGCAAAATCTGTCGATGCTGGCAGACCTTCAGAACTACCAGCAGGAAGTGGAGCTGAAGCCCATCGGCGGGAGCGAAGATACTTCCAGTGGCGGCACCGGAAGCCTGCGCGGTGGATCCAGCAACAACTACCAGCGCACCTATACAAGTTCCAGCGGAAACACATATGTTTATGCACCAAACTTCACCATCTACGGCAGCATGAATGCCGAAGATCTGCGCTCCGTTATGGACGAAGGCTACGAGAAGTTCTGCGAGTATGTGGAACGGTACGAACGCGAAAAGAGGCGCACGCAGTATGGCACTTGATTACACCACGAAGTCCGGTGACACCTGGGACTTGATCGCCCTGAACGTGTACGGAAGTGAGCTGAAAGCCGATTGGCTGATGCAGAACAACCCCAGATATATCCATATCGTCCGGTTCGATTCCGGCACGGTGCTGTCAACACCAGCTCTGCCGGCTGAAAAGAGCGGAGATCTTCCGCCCTGGAAGGCAGGTGCATGATGGTACTGACAGCAGCGAGACCCAAAGGAAGGCAGGCAACGGTTCTTCTGACCTACGAGAAAACCGATATTTCGGCAGAAATCGCACCTGATCTGGAAAGTTTCAAGTACACAGACGTGGCTGAATCCCAAAGCGACAGCGTGAGCATTACAGTCAATGCCAGAGCTGCCGAATGGAAAAATGACTGGTTGCCGGAAAAGGGCGTGAAGCTCTATCCGGCTATTGTTGTAAAGGACTGGAATATCGGGGGCATTGGAAGTGGCTACAGAGATTACAGCGCCGAGTGCGGGGCATTCGTGCTGGATGATCTGAGCTTTGCCGGCGCACCCGATTCGCTGACGATGGGTGGCGTGGCAAAGCCGAACGACACCAGCTTCAGCGAGAGAAACCGGACCTTTACATGGAAGAACACCAGCGTAAAGAAAATCGCTGAAACCATCGCAGGCCGTTACAAACTTGAGCTGAAGTTTGAGGGAGACGACCACAGCATTGATGCAAAGGAGCAGGATGGGACAGACAGTGCCTTCCTGCAAGACCTGTGCAGCACCTATGCACTGGTCATCAAGGTCTACACTTCAAAGCTCTGGGTGTATGACCGGGAAAAGTACAAGGCAAAGGATCCTGTATGGACGGTATATGAGAGCCGTCCAGTTGGAAATCCGACGGCCATGTGCGTAGAGCCTGGCAGCTTCAAGTGGAACACAAAGTTGACTGGAACATACACGGGCGGCCTTTATACTTACACCAACAAAGAAAAGGGAATCAACATCAATGTCAAGGTGGGCACAGACGAACGCCAGCTTAAACTCACTGGAAAGGTGAGCAGCGAGGCAGACGCAAAAGCCCGCCTGATAGCGGCCATCAAGAACGCCAATCACGGTGCAACGAAGATCAGTTTTACGATGCTGGGCTATCCGGCCGGCGCTTCAGCGCAGTGCTTTAACCTAGTTGGCTATGGAAAGATGGACGGAAAGTATTTCGTTGATCAGATGGAACACAGCATATCTCCATCCAGCGGCTACAAAACACAGGTCAAGGCCAGCAAAGTGGAAAAGGAGGATTTCGCATGAGCAGTGAAGTGAGATTCGGCAATGTGAGTTCTATCGACTATGAGGCTGGAAAGTGCGAAGTTACTTACCCAGACAGGGACGACACCGTTACGGAAATGGTGCCGTTTCTGTCCAATGGTGAGTACCAGACACCGGAAGTTGATGATCTTGTGCTTGTCCTGCATCCAGGAGAAAGCCCGGAGGATGCTGTTGTGGTGGGCACCGTCTGGAATGAAAAGAATAAACCGCCCGAAGGAAAGGAAAAAGTCTACCGAAAGGACTATGCCAACTCGCGGGGAAAGGCATATCGGAAGTTTGATGCAAATGCCAAAGAACTGACCGACTATGTGGACGGAAAGAAAATCCTGAAGGCAAAAAGTCTTGAGATCCAGGTGGGCGGTGCAACCGTGACCATCAGCGAGGGCGGAGAAATCAAGGTGACATCCCCGGCGGGGATTGCACTTGCGGCATCCGGTGAGCTGAAAATGACGGCATCGACCATCACCGCAACCGCTGGAACAGTGAACATCCAGGGCGGAGGTGGCGATGTTGTTGTGTCCGGTAAGTCGCTGGTATCGCATACACACACCGGAAACCTTGGCAAGAAAACATCCCCACCCCTGTAAGGAGGCTTTGGAATGTACGTTGGAATTTTCGGCGATGTGATTTTCTCCGTGGGACACCTGCGTGTGCTCACCCCGTCGAACTTCAAGGGAACGACCGGCGCAAACTGGGCGGAACATGAAGTTCTGGGAGGGAAAGCACGGGCAGAGTATTTATCACCGAAACTGAGAGAGTACACCTTTGATATTCTTCTGGATGCAGCACTCGGCGTGAATCCTCGCAAGATGCTGAACCGTCTGACAGAAATGTCAGAGAACGGAGAGATTCATTACCTGATTATCGGGTTTGCACCGGTATCGCAAAACAAGTTTCGGGTCACTGAAATAAGCGACAGCTGGGATTCGGTGATAAAACACGGGCTTTTGATGCAGTGCAAGGTGAGCCTGACCATAAAGGAGTACATATGATCGACTTCAGCAGCACGGTGGTTGAGCTGTCCGGTGACAGCGAAAAACAAAAAGAGGTGCAGGACATTGCAAAGTGCCTTCGCACATTATATTCCACGCCAATCGGGAGCCAGGAAGGCGACAGAGAACTCGGAATCAATCCAAACATATTTGTCGATAAGCCACTTCCGGTGGCAAAGGGATTATATGTGGCTGAGGTAACAGAGAAAACCGCATCGTTTGAGCCGCGGGCAAGAGTGGTGCGGGTGGACTGGCTGGACAGTGATGTGCTGCATGGCGTTGTAATTCCAAAGGTGGTGTACGAGCTTGTCTAAAATAAAAGAGTTTGAGAACATCCCGGACATCGACATTGAAGGCGAAGAAACGCTGGAAGAAGCTGTGGCCGATTGCAAGGCGCTGTTTGGCAAGTACAACAAAGAACTTTTCAACGGTGAGGTATCGTTGGAACGGTGTTCTGAAGCACGGCTTGTCCTTTTGACACTGGCACATCGTTCGCATCACAACATGGAGTACAGCACGGCGTGTCTGAAAGCGGAACTGCTGCCTACGAGCACGGGGCCGAATTTGGACAACCTTGCTCCGCTTGTTGGAGTGGAACGCCTGGAAGCCGGAAAAGCCACGGCGGTTATTCGATTCACACTGTCTGCGCCGAGAACGAGTGCAACCGGAATCCCGGAAGGAACACAGGTGAGAACGGCAGACAAACGGTATTTCAAAACCGAAAAGTATGCGGAGATCTTACCCGGCGAACTGACCGTGGACGTAGTTGCCGTGGCGGATGAGGCAGGAAGCAACAGCGATGGGATTGCCGAAGGCGAAATCAATGTGCTGGTGGATCCTATCCCGTATGTGTCCGGGGCAAAAAGTGTTTCGGCAAGCACGGGCGGTACGGATACGGAAGGTGACGATTCGTTTACCAGACGCATCAACTATGCACCTTCGATTTTCTCTGTGGCCGGTCCGGTGGATGCCTATGAATACTTTGCATCGAGCTGGCGGTCCGATGTGGCAGACACGAAGATCGTCTGCAAGGAAGGATATACGATCCACATTTATTTCCTGATGGCAGGAGGCAGGGTTCCGACGAAGGAAGAATGTACCGGAATGCAGGAATATTTCGATACAGTAAAGCGCCCGATGGGCGACCTGGTACTTTGCCATGCGCCGGAAGAAATCCCCTACGACATCGAGCTTACTTACCATATTGCTCTGAGTAATGTCAAGAATGCATCGACGATTCAGGAAAATGTGGAAGCAGCAGTGAAGGAGTATGAAGCCTGGCAGAGAAAAATCGGACGGGACATTGAACCGGCAGAGTTGATTATGCGTGTCCGGGAAGCCGGCGCAAAACGTCCGCGCCTGCTGGCACCAGTCGAAACGACCGTCTCTGAAATTCAGGTAGCAAAACTCCGAAGCTGCAAGGTGACATACGGAGGAATCGAAGATGATTGAACTCCACGAAGTCGGCCTGGTCGAAGGGCTGCCGCCTGATGTTGCCAAAGAGCCATGGGTACAGATCCTTGATGCGGTTTTCAGGGAGCGGCGCAAGAAAGAACTGGAAGCTGCCGAACGCTTAAAAATCTACACAGATATTGACCATGCAGACGAAGCGGTTCTGGACATTCTTGCAGTTCAGTTCCGCGTTGACTGGTATGACACCGGCTATCCGATTGAAACAAAGCGCAGGATCATCAAAACTGCGCTGGAAGTCCGTCGGTACTGCGGAACGGAGTGGGCAGTCAAAAAGGCGCTGTCATCGATCTATCCGAATGTGAAGATAAGTGAATGGTATGACTACGGAGGAAGGCCAGGCTACTGGCGCATGAACGTAGACATTACCGATGATGGTGTCATTTATTACACACCGGAAGAAATTGAAAAGCGCCTTGGTTATGCCCGGCGCTGTACCGCTCACCTTGAGCACATCATCTACACCATCGAACCGCATGAACGGTCGCCCGCCTACATCGCCGCCGCACCCTGCGGCATGGCGACATCCTGCACCGTAAAGCTCCCCGGAAGGATCAAGCCGCGGGAAGTTGGCGCAAAGGCGTATGTTGCCGGTGCGGTCGGAAGATCGAAAATGCAGGTTGCCGTGGCGCTGCCCGGTGCCGTTGAAGCAAAGGCAGTGAAAGCACGAGCCTTTACGGCGGGCACTGTTGAGTGGTCGCACACGGCGATAAACATTGTTATTGGAGGACAGACAACGTGAGTTGGGAAAAATCTAACTACACCGCCGCCGGTGCCGCCCTGCTGTCGGAATCTCTCTCCGGTGGTGCGCTGGTAATCACCCGCGCTGTGAGCGGCACCGGCACGGCAGACGCAGACCTTTCGGAGGAAACCGGGGTAAGCGGCGAAACACATGACCTGAAATTGCTGGACATCGAAACTGTTGAAAGCAACGGCGAAACTGCCCGGCGGGTAAAAATCCAGATCACCGGTGCAGATGAAACCTACATCATGCATCAGGTGGGCGTTTACGGCAGACTGAACGACGATGCCGAAACACTCCTGTTCATTATGCAGGATGAGCGCGGCGTGGAAGTTCCGTCTACGAAAGTGAACGGTGATTTTGAAATTGAGTTGTCGGCGCTGCTTGCTGTGTCGAACAAGGCCAATATCAGCATCACCGTAGACCCGCAGATGCAGGCTCTCGCAAAGATGGTCAAGGCGGAAATCGAGAAGCACAATAAAGATGCTTCCGCTCACGCCGATGCCATCACCGCCGCCGTCGGCAACGCCATGGAATCCCTCAAGGAATCTGGGGACGTTGTAAGCGAAGAACAGGTCAAAGCTCTTATTCAGGAGCAGGGCAGCTCTGGCGGGGCTGCCATCATCAAGGACATCACGATCCCCGCAGACGGTTGGGACTGGCAGCGGGAATCTGATGACGAGGAAATGCTGGGGATGGATGACTTCCGGTGCGTTGTCAATGTCACAGTTGACGGCGTAACGGAGGATATGTTCCCCAGTGTTGCCTTACATAAAGCGGCCCTTGAGGTCGCAAAGCGTGCCGGGCTTTGTCCGACGGTGCAGGCTCTCGCCGGTGTCCTGCGCTTTTGGGCAAGGAACATCCCGACGGAGGATATGTCCGCCACGGTGGCGCTGTTTGCACCGGGAGGCACAACGGGCGGCGGTTCCGCCTATGTGCTGCCCGTTGCAACGGCGACCCGGCTCGGCGGCGTGAAGATTGGTTCCGGTATTTCCGTGACGGCAGACGGAACAGTCACCGTATCGACCAGCGGCATCACCCCGGAGGAAGTCGTATCTGCGGCGGACACGGATAAGATGCTGGACGAAATCTTCCCCGCAGAAAGTTGAACGAATCACCGGCATAACAGGAGGCTTATATGGCAGACAACAAGTTTGTAACCCTCGAAGCTCTCAAATCCACCGCTGCACGCCTGCAGCAGGAATGGCTCAAGTCCATCTCCAAGGCGGGTCATGCCCGCTTTGAGGTGGCGGAAGCCATTCCTGACGCATCCGCAGCGCAGGAAAACATCATGTATCTTGTCATGAACGACAAGACGCAGCACTACGACATCTACGCAAAGGTCAATGATGAGGTCGTCCTGCTGGACGATACCACTGTTGATCTTTCCGGCTATGCCACCAAGGAACAGCTGGAAGCTGTCTCCGGCGGTCTGGGCGGCACGGTGTACGCCGCGACCAAAGCTGACCTGTCCACTTCCGACGACAGCGTGATCTCCGGCTACTTCGCCCAGAACACGGACGTGAAGCCCAAGAAGGGCGATGTCTTCGTCGTGACCACCACCGTGGACGGTTCCACCTATGAGCAGTCCGCCTATTTCTATGACGGTTCTGCATGGGTGGCCATGACCGGTTCCGTGGATGCCGATAAGGTCATCCTGCGGGACAACATCACGTTGGCCGGTGGCTATACGCAGGTCGGCAACCTGACCAAGAGCCAGAACGGCACGTCCATTTTCTCCACCAAAGGCAAGAGCGTCATGGATGCCCTGACCGAGATTTTCAGCAAGCGGCTCCAGCCCAGCATCACCGCCCAGCCGTCCATCGGCACGTTCACGCTGATCGGTGCTGGTGCTGTTGAGGCCGGCACTAAGGTAGCTGCTGCGGCCTACTCTGGCGCAACGCTGAATGCTGGCTCCTACCAGTACGGCCCGGCCACCGGCGTTACCGCCACCAACTGGAAGGTCGAGCGTATCACCGACAAGGCGACGACCGAGGTCGCAAATGCTGAGACCGCTTCTCTGGCTGCTGGCTCCGATAACAACGGCGGCGCTGGTTTCGTCATCGGTGATGCTGGCGGTGACGCTGTGGCAAGCCTGAAGTACAAGGCCACTGCGACGCACGGCGCAGGCGTGACCGCAAAGGACAATCTCGGTGCTGCATCCAGCCCGGTGGTCGCCATTGCGGCAGGCAGCAAGACCAAGGACACTGCTGCTTACACCCCGTTCCGTAACGTGTTCTACGGCGCATCCACCAGCAAGCCCGCTCTGGACAGCGCTGCTATCCGTGCGCTGGGCAAGACCGGAAAGGCGTACGCGGCTGGTACGCTGACCATCAACGTGCCTGCCGGTACGCAGCGTGTGGCGATTGCCTGCATTGCGACCGCAAAGGGCGTGACCAAGGTCATCAACGAGACCGCAATGAACGCAGATGTCACCAGCACCTTTGTCAAGTCCACTGTTCCCGTTGAGGGTGCGAACGGCTATGCCGCCAAGGACTACAATGTGTGGGTCTTTGAGCCTGCTGTTGCCTATGGCAACGCCGCAGTGCTGAAGGTCACGCTGGGTTAAAGGAGGGCTGAACAATGGCTGTGAACAATACCACAAAAAAGTATTCCGACATGGAGTTCCCGTTGGCTATGAAGCGGCAGGATGCTTTCGCACTGGATGAGACCGCCGTGTGGCCGTCCATGGAAACCGCGCAGGCATACGCAAAGACCAATCCCACTGCCTACATCGGCCAGCTGCTTTCCGTTATCGTGGGCGGTGTAGCTACCCCGTATGTGATTCAGAACGCCGCAGGCGACCCCGCCCCCCCGGGCGCCGCCGCCCTGCCCCCCGCTCCCGCCGCCGACACAACACGCCAGCCC